CCGCTCAAATGCCGTCAGAAAGCAGTTCGGTTGTTTCAAATGCTACGAACGGTGTCGAACCGCCTAGGGATTACTTATCTGTTAAGAAAAGTAAAAAAGGAACGCTCAAACAAATAGTTCCTGATTATAATAGACTCAAGAATTTTTATACCTTGTTATGGGATATGCCAAGTAACGAGGGTTATATAAATGTTATATCTGTTATGCAAAAGTATTTTGATCAGGCAATAAGTGGCAACTGGAGTTACAATCCAGAAAACTACAAAGATGGTGAAGTACCTACATCTGTTATGGCAAATGATTTGTTGATGACATATAAACTAGGATGGAAAACATCTTACTATCAAAATACATATGATGCTAAAGCAGATGTAGATGAACCTACACATACACTTGGTTGGCACGATAATGTAGAAGAAGAACCTAAGGAGATTATATTAGATGACCAAGAAGAATGTGAAGCCTGCGCCATCTAAATATTTTCACGAAAAATTAGAAGAAGAGCAAAAGATACTAGAAATAGGATTGAAAGAATCAAGAAGAGCAAAAAAAGAAAGACAAGAGAAAGAGAAAAAGAATGACAAAAGTATTTAACACAAAAAAAGTAGATTGGCTAAAACAACCAATGTTTTTTGGCGATGAACCAAACACTCAACGATTTGACCAACAGAAATATCCTGTATTTGAAAAGTTGAATCAACAACAATTAGGTTTCTTTTGGAGACCTGAAGAGGTATCATTACAAAAAGACAGAAACGATTATCACTTATTGTCAGATGACCAGAAACATATCTTTACATCTAATCTAAAGTATCAAACATTATTAGATAGTGTACAAGGTCGTGGTCCATGTTTAGCATTTTTACCTTTCTGTAGTTTACCTGAATTAGAATCTATGTTAGTTGCATGGGACTTTAGTGAAACAATACATAGTCGCTCTTATACTTACATAATGAAAAATGTTTACCCAGATCCAACAGCAGTATTAGATACGATTGTTGAAACGCCAGAGATTATGGCAAGAGCAAAAACTGTAACCGAATCATATGATAAGTTTATTGAATACTCACATAAGTTTCACATGATGGGAGAAGGCAACAGAAAAGAATTAAAAAGATTATTATATCTAACACTTATCAATGTAAACATACTAGAAGGTATACGATTTTATGTTTCATTTGCCTGCTCGTTTGCATTTGGTGAACTCAAACTCATGGAAGGTAGTGCTAAAATCATATCTCTAATCGCAAGAGATGAAAATCTACATCTAGCAGTATCACAAAACATTATAAATAACTATCGAAATAAAGAGAACGATAAAGAGATGTTGCAGATTATGAAAGAAACTGAACAAGAAGTTTATGATATGTATGATACAGCAGTTCAACAAGAAAAACAATGGGCAAAGTATTTGTTTAGAGATGGTTCTATGATAGGATTAAATGATATTCTATTGAATCAATATGTTGAATATATGGCAAATAAAAGAATGAAAGCAATCGGTTTGAAAGTACAATACGACCAACCACAAACGAACAACCCTTTACCATGGACTCAACATTGGTTAAACAGTAGAGGACTTCAAAATGCACCTCAAGAAACTGAGATAGAGAGTTATGTTGTGGGTGGTATCAAACAAGATGTCGAAACAGATAGTTTTAAAGGATTTAAATTATGAGCAACCCAAACTTAAAAACGGTATGTGATGGTTGTAGTGCGAACTACATTGTTAAACATGATTTACCAGACGATTACATAGAACAATACTGTCCTTTTTGTGGCGAAGAACACGAAAATATAGAAGAAGATGTTATCGATTATGACGAAGATACAGAATAAATGGACTTATCAAGATAAACCAGTTGAAGAACTACCAGAAGATTGTGAAGCATTTGTTTATCTAATAACAAATCTGATTGACCACAAGAAGTATGTAGGTAAGAAGTTAGCAAAATTTAAAACTACAAAGAATCCTCTCAAAGGTCGAAAGAATAAAAGACGAGGCACAAAAGAGAGTGATTGGAAAACCTATTGGGGTTCAAATGCCCACTTAGTTGATGATGTGCTTAGATTAGGTGAACATAGATTTACCAGAGAAATATTATACTACTGTTCTAGTAGAGGTGTCGCAAGTTACCTAGAAGCCCAAGAACAATTTGAAAGAAAAGTTTTAGAGACCGATGAATATTATAATGGCATTATCAATGTTCGCATTGGCGGCTCAAAAATTTTACGAGAAGCGCTCAAAAAATACTCAAAAATTTAGTTTGTCTAAATATGAGTAGGTGCAAACCAAAAAGGGGCGTATCTAATCCGAAATTTGATTTGATATCTCAAACTTCACAACTTTGGCGTGAGTAATGGCACAGGTAAAACTATTTGTAAGCAAAATTCTAAAAATCTTTAAGAGAAATTCCTATCATCCAGAGAGGCATTACTTTAGAGGTCGCAGAATAGAACAAAAGTAGAACAAATATAGTCATTATTCACAGCCAAGAGTATCAAAAAGTGTTGTATTTTTACAACAACCTCAATTAAATCCCCACAATCGTATAAGTCATTGATTTTATTGACTTTTAATATTCATTTTTATGAAGAAAGTGCTTGCAATTAAGCCAGAATAGTGTATAGTATAAGAATAATAACAAAAAAGAAAGATTATACATTATGACTATACAACAAATATACGACAAATTTGCGACTTTACAAACTTCATCTGATAAATTATTTTTTATTGATGAGTTAAGATTTTTAACTAATAATAAAATTATTAAATTTGACTTAAACTTTGATTCTATTGAAGAATCAATTATGAACGAGGCCTAGATGTTGACCTCGTTTATTATATTAATGATTACTATATTGATGTTTATATTTTTACTTGCGAAAGGACTTTAATTATGAAAATTATACTAACTTATGTTGCTTTATCTGCTCTGTTGTGGTTTGCATTTTATCAATGGAATATTCAACTAGGATTACAGGCGGTTTAACATGATTACTTATTTACAATTTATTGAAGAATTAAAAGAACTAAAGAAAAAACCTCATTGGAATCATCCTGCTATTGACGAAATGATTGCTAAGTATGAAAAGATTGTTGATGAACACGAACAACAGGAGAATGCTTAATGTTTCATGTAGTTTATTCAAGACACTATTGGGATACAGAGGATCAAGGTACATTTGCGAATACTTGGACTCTATACAGAAATATTGATTATTCTCAAATAGGTTTTATGAGTGGCAAATGTTCTGAACTCAAAGAACAAGCAGATAAAACATATGCTGAGTATGAGAGTAAACAAGAACACAAATCTGATCCTACTCAATTTCATAAGTCCGAAGTTTATGTAGTAGATGATAAAGATTATTACAAAACATATAAAGATATGTATCCTGACACTTATCAAATACCCCCAGGATTAGTTCCAGAGAAAGAAGATTACTGCCATAGTTATGGTCAAAAATCTCAATTCATGTTGAAAGAAGATTTTGATGAGGCATATACATGGTTCGGTAAAGACTTTACTCAAGAACAAATCGACCAAGCATATGAAGATAGAGATAATAAAAACATCAAGGAAATCGTTGATTCCTATATAGCTTGACAAAACACTAAAAATATCGTATAATAGATTATAAAACATAAAAAAGGAGAGAATACATTATGGAAGGTATATACAACAAAGAGAACTTATTTGCTGAGTTTAAGATGCAAAAGACTAAAGCAAAGAAGATAAAATTTTTACAAGAAATGAAAGAGTTAAAAAGAACACAACCACATCTGTTTCGTGGTACAAAAGTAACAATAAAGAATTTTGACAATCTTATAGAAGAATGGTCAAAACCTTATCCTTGGGCAGAAATCAATAGAGCGATAAGAGCAAAACAAAAAGAGATTTATTCTGCTGATGGTGAGGACTTAAAACTAAAATGAGTTTTATCTATACACACAATACAAGTCCTAGAAAACTTAAAAGAGTTGCTAAAACTAAATCTTACTATGAGGCAGTTGAGAATCAAAACAAGTTATTACGCTCAATAGGTATTGATCCTTACAGAACAATTCGTAGAGATAGTTTTAAGGTTATGCCTTTAGAACAAGTTGGTAAACTACAAACATTTAATAATCATGTAAGTATAGAAGAAACACCTACATATAAATCAAGTGGCACTAAACCTGTTGACAATGTTAAATTAGAAGTAAGTAAACAATATACTGTTGCACCTGCTTATAATAAAGGTCCGAGTATGGTTGTTGGTAAAAAAGATATTAAGGATATAGGAAGATGATTAGAGTATTGATTATATTGTTTTTACTGACAGGTTGCACACAGAATCAAGTTAAGACACATTTGGGAACAGGTGCTGGTGCAATAAGTGGTTTTACCACCTGCCGTGCATTACTCAATTCAGGTTATGAACTAACTGCTGTTTGCACACTTGCAGGTGCATGGTTAGGGTCTAGTTTATTTTATCAGAATGATATGAATGTTCACACCGCTGTCTTTGTAGATACTTTGAATACATCACCAGGTAAAGTTTCCAATGCAAATTGGGGTAATAGTACTACTGGTAATTGGGGTTCAGTTAAGGTTAATCGAACTTATCTTGTTGGTATGAAAAAATGTAAAGATTATGAATCGACAATCAGTATTAAACAATCTTGGCCGCTCTCTGGTATTAATCGAGAAACCGAACACGGAGTTGCTTGTCAAATGCCTGATGGTAGATGGATAATAGAGGATACTACACAATGAATCATAATCACTTAATGAAAATTTTAGCTGTTACATTTATTGTAATTATTTTTATGTGTATAATCAGTATAAGTAATACGGCTCATGGTCAAACAAAATCACAATGGTTAAATGAAAATCCTTGTATGATAAAACAAATCATTACATCAGTTGAAAAAGATGGTGTTACAACAGTTACAAAAGAAGAAGTATTAAAATGTAAAGATGGTTATGATGGACCATCTTATTGGGAATTATTTGCACAATTTTATTATGCAGATTTAACTGTTCCTGCATATTGTAGAATGTATGCAAGACCAGACCATCCCTTCAAGACACCTGGGATGATGTGTTTAAACGAAAAAGGTGTTTGGGAGAAGGAATGATGACCAGATTGCTGATTATTATTACTTGCATTGTTGTCCTTACGGTGCATTGGGAATCATTTAGGGACAAAGTTAATATGGACAAAGTTGTCAGTATTACAGCAAATATTATTAAAGAAGTGAAGGAGTAAAATACATGATTAAAATAATATTAATCGCTTTACTTTCAGTTACACTTGCAAATTGTTCAAAAACAATGACAGGTGTTGCTGATAAAGATAAAGTGTATAAAGTAAAAGAAGAAGGTAAGGCTAAAGATGGTCGTATTCTTAACAAAGTGCCACAATGGTATGTTGATGCAAAAGTTGAGAAAGGATTAATCTCAAACAAAGACGCTGAAAACTTTATTTATGCAGTTGGTTCTGGTGAAAGTCCTGACTTACAGATGGCGATGGATAAAGCAATACTAATTGCAAAAGCAAATCTTGCTGACCAACTAGAAGGTGAGTTAAATAAACGAGCTAATTTCTATATGACAGAGGATGGTAAAGAAGGTAACAAGAAAGTTGCTTCTAAAATCGACCAAACTATTGTCAACATAATCAAAGATACAAAGGTTCAAGGTTACGAAGAATGGCACAAAGCCGTATTTGAAACACCACAAAATACTTATCGAGTATATATAGGACTGAAATATGGTATTGGTGATGCTAACAGATTAGCAGAATACATTGTCGAAAATGCAGATGTAAATGTTGATGTAAATAAGTTAGCAAAAGAAGCAACAGATAATCTGATTGCTGTGCCAGTGCCTGAAGTTACCGAGGTACAATAAGGAGATTTATGACAATCACAGTTTACAGTAAACCTACCTGTGTTTTTTGTGATAAAGCCAAGGCGTTATTAACACGCCTTGGTTATGAATATACAGAAAAGGTGGTGACAAAAGACATATCACTACCTGAGTTATTCGAAGAACTAGGTAAACAAGTAAGAACAATACCACAGATAACTATTGATGGGAAGCATATAGGTGGTTACAATGAACTTACTGAATACTTTATGGAACAAGGTAAAATTAATTTTAAAGGAGAGAAAATATAATGGAAATAATATCACAAACACATAGAGGTAGTAGTATAAGACAAGACTTAAAAAGACAATCTACTATCATTGAGTTTATACAAAACGGTGAGGTCATAAAAGGAACATTTAGAATTGATAAAGAAAGAGATTTAGGTAAAGGACCTTTTATTGGTGTAATAGATTGTGATACAAAAGCGTGTTGGCAAATAAATACTGATACAGTTATTTCTTTAGCCGTAATATGATAGACGAAAAGAAACAAAAAGATATAGACCGTATGGCAGAATTGCGGTCAAGAAAGAAACCCCCAAAAATGATAGGTGTTCATCCTACTCTACTAGCATTACCAGATGATGATACTTTTTCACTAAAGAATGTAAAAAGATGGATAGAAACCCAAGAGGGTATTGCTCGAGCAGCAGGGCAAACTGAACGCTCAAAAACAACAGAAATGAATCAAAAAAAGAGAGATGCGGCGATGAGAAAAAGACTTGACGCTTTATCATATATTCGTATCATTAGGTATTATATAAGAACAGGTGATTGGATAGGAATGTATTGGGGAGAACACGAACAAAACCCTACAAAATGGAAAATAATTTCACCAGGATATAAATAGTCATATGAACTTAACACTCTCAGATACAGCATACACACATTTAGGTCATCTTTTAAAAGAACATAATAAAAAATATGTTCGATTACAAGTAAAAGGTGGGGGTTGTGCTGGGTTTGAATACGAGTGGACATTCGAAGATGAACAAGGAAAAGACGACCATTTAATAGATGATAAATTGTTAGTGCATAAAATGAACGAGTTATATTTAACTGGCATTGAAGTAGATTACAATAGTGAAATATTTGGTAGTACCTTTACATTTAATAATCCAGTTGCAAAATCACAATGTGGTTGCGGAACATCATTTAGCATATAACATGGGCAAATTATTACAGTTTCCTTTAGATAGAGTTAAGAGAGCTATACCAGAAATAGAAATTTCTGAAGAGCAAAAACAACACTTAAAAGAAGAACAATTTATTGAACAGTTGACAGAGCAACTAAGTATGGATATATTATCAGTACTTCAAGAAAATGTAGTAGATGTAAAGAGTGATTTATTTCTCAAAGATTTAGGTATTACTATTGAATCAATTAAAAGTTTACTAAGAAGGGACTTTGGTAAACCACACCCTATGCAACCGATTACTGATACACTTATAAGGATTCTTACAACACCAGATGGTAAAAAAATAAGTGATATTAATTATGGTAAAATAGTAAAATATACTCAAACAAAACCACAATCAAAGCCAAAACCACAACCTAAAGAAGAAAAAACAGTAGATATAGAGTTTGATTTTGATTTAGATTAAGTGCTTTACTTTCTTTTGAAAGTGTGTTATAATAAGATATATGATAATAGTTGATATAAACCAAATAATGATTTCAAACCTAATGGTTACTCTTAATAGAGATAGCATGGATTTAAGTGAAGATTTAGTCCGACACATGGTTCTAAATTCACTTCGAGCACACAATAAAAAATTCAGAAAAGAGTATGGCGAAATGGTCATCGCTTGCGATAGTAAGAATGTATGGAGACGAGAGATATTTCCTAATTACAAAGCAGGTCGAAAAGCAAACAGAGCAAAATCTGAACATGATTGGGATGCTATATTCTCTATGTTGCATAATATCAAAGATGAGATTAAAACATTTTTACCTTACAAAGTTATAGAGATTGAAACAGCAGAAGCAGATGATATAATTGCCACACTAGTCAAAAAACAACAAAGAATAGTAGGACCTAACCATGAGAAAAAAGTATTAATACTATCTGGTGATAAAGATTTTATACAGTTACATAATGAATATGTTAAACAATATAATCCTGTTCTAAACAAATTTGTAGGTAAGGGTGAGAAACCAGGTATATATATTAAAGAACATATATTAAAAGGTGACCGAAGTGATGGTATACCAAATGTATTATCAGATGATAATGTGTTCGTTGATGGTAGACGACAAAGACCTCTAAGCAAAAAAAAGATAAATAGTTGGGTAGAGGAAGTTTTTATGACCTTTACCGAAGAAGAGCAAAAGAATTACAACCGAAATCGAAAACTAATTGATTTAAGTTGTATACCTCACGAACTTGAGGATAAAATTAATAATGAGTTTTTGAATGTGAAAGTAGCGAGTAGAGATAAAATACTAGGTTACTTTATAAACAAAAAGCTTAAAACTTTAATCGAAGTTATAGACGAATTTTAACTTTGAAAGAACTGTTAAGGAGAATAAAATGGTAATAATAAGAAGAAATCCAGACGGCTCAATCGCTAGTCGTGAAGGAGAAGAACCACAAACACAATCACACCCAGCATTAGCAACAAGAGGAGGTATGAGAGCCGCTTCAGAAGCAGGTAGAGCGCTTCCTCCATTGATGAGTGAGATTGCTATGAAAGTAAATAATGCTAAAGACAAACCAAGAAAACTTAAAGTATTAAAAGACCACGATACAGTACCTTTAAGACAGGTACTAAAAGGTGCATTTGATCCTAAAGTAGAATGGTTGTTACCTACAGGTGATGTGCCATACGAGGTAAACGAAGCACCACTAGGTACAGACCATACTCTATTATCCAGAGAAGCAAAAAGATTATATCTCTTTACAAAAGGTGGTGATAATACACTATCTGGTAAAAAAAGAGAAACAATTTTTATACAGATGCTAGAAGGATTGTCTGCTGAAGAAGCAGCATTTTTGGTTACAGTTGTTAATAAAAAAGTGAATAATGAATATAAAGGATTCACTGCTAATTTGGTAAGAGAGGCGTTTGGTTGGGATGTTGACTTTATGAAAAAAGAGAAAAAACCATCTTATCCAGTATAGAAAATAGTCATATTTTACTACTTTAAAACCCTTATATTTCAATGATTTATCTAAGTTGTTGATTTATAAGGGTTTTTTTATTTAAAATAAATCAAAAAATCGCAGAAAACTAGGGTTTTTTAGTTAAAATAATGCTTGACTTTCTGCTCGTTTTAGTGTAATGTATAAGAATAATAACAAAAAAGAAAGATATACATTATGAATAAACGACTACAAAAAATACTAAACAAATATCAAGAGTGGGATTCTGTCGCAACTCTTTACGAAAATATGTTTGATAAACAGATTGCTTTTTATTATACAAAAGATAACGAAGTTGCAATTATGAAAAAAATTGATATCAAACATTTACAGTTTGTTAAAAATCTTATCAAAAAATTTAAATTAAAATTAAGAATAAGATATCGTGGCCGATCTACTGATACTTATAAAAGAAATCCGTCTTATGTATTAATGAACAATGCAACAAGTTTTGCTATTTACGAAAGATAATATTATGAATGATAAAAAAATGACTTACGAAGATTTAGATACTGCTGTTTCAGATATATTAACTGACGCTAATAAAAAAGTAGAAACTTTAATTGAAAAATTTAATGATACTAATGATGAAGGCAGCGAAGTTGATACTGTTGACCTTGATAGTAAATTTGATGTATTACATGATTATGTGGGAGACTATATAAATGAATAATCATTATTGCATGGTGTCTATCAAAGATTCAGATAGACCAGAGATTTTAGAAATACAAGGTGTTACATGGTTTGAAACACAAGAATTAGCATATCAGTATTATATGTTTTTAAAACCTGAACTAAGAGAAGAATATGTTTATCCAGTTGAAGAACGAGATTTACCTTATTTTGAAAATGTAAAATCTGAAGATATACAAATCGCAAAATATAAAACAAGACTAATCAGTAATGCACCTAAACCAGGTGTAACTGTGTATAATAATGGAGAATAAATATAATTATGAAATTAAATAGATACGAGAAAAAAATAATCAAAGCAATATGTGAAAGCCGTAAGGGCATTTACGAAACACCTAAACGAGATAGACTAGCATACAAACC